AAAGAAGTCTCCCGCGACTCTATCGAAAAACGTCTCGCTGAAAAACGCGGCAAAGCCATTGTGGCTGCTGTGCGTCAAGCAGGCACTGAGATCGCAGATGTCGCCACTCTCGTTGAGAAGAACCGTTTCCCACTCGGTTACCGTCGGTCTACACGCGACGGCAGAGAGTATCTCAAGGAGAGTGGCTACACCATTGGCCTGTGCGACAACTTCTATGTCTTGCCCATGCACTTCCTGTACGACATTCAATATCGCATGCTCCAGGAAGAGACCACAAAACTCGTGTGTACACTTACACGGGCTGGTTATGAACACAATTTCACATGGGACGACATCGAGCTCATCAGCGAACTGGACAAATTGCACGATCGTGCTATTGTCAGGATCAACGTCAAGACTATTCCCCAAGTTCCCAACATCATTCATCACCTTGCTTGGGAAAAAGAACTGGCCTCATGCTTCAACACTGTCTCGGCTGGAGTGCGCGGTTTTTACTGCCACCCCATTGCGCGTCAGGAGTATGAGATGAGGGGCACGCCTCGCATCCCCACCTACGACATCGCAGGGAACAGGGTCTGGACTTATGGTCTGGCCACTTACCGTGCGGAGAATAGAGAGGGATATTGCGGGATCCCCGTAGTCCTCACAAGCGGACCACACAAGGGCAGATTCGTCGGTTTCCACACACATGGAGATGGCGAACTAGGCCATGCTACGCTTTTTAGCCGCGACTGGGTGTCCAAATGGATTCTCGGCGAGGTCAAGGAAGAGCAAATCAGCAAGGCTGTCTTCGATGAACTCAAAATCGAAGCGCCCCTTCCTCAAAGTCGCGATTTCTTTCCTGAGAACGCGAATGTCGTTAGGGCAGGGCTGGTTCCAGCCTCTGCTACCTTTCTCAAAAACGACAATATCCCCTGGGCGCCCAACGGCCCAGGAACCGAGTACAAGGAACGCGCTTTTGGCGCTTCGGACACTCGGGCCACCCAATTCACGATCAACAGGGCAAAATTCAACCCCCAGATCGTGGAAAACGCTAACTATGAACAGGCAATTGAGCCCATTGCTCATTCGATTGTCACCAAGTTCAAGCGGGCGGGACGTTTGGGACGTCCACTCCGAATCCTCTCCTTTCAACAAGCTGTGTGTGGAGATGCCGAAATCGGCCTCGAGCCTCTTAAGGTTCAACAGTCGACAGGCTATCCTCTCTCAGCTCGCGGGTTGGACCGTAAAAGGTTTTTCTACCGCACCGAACAAGGAGACACTGTTCCTCGCGCCATGTGGCCTACCCTTGCTGACGACGTCGCTCTCATGCAATGGCAGGCTAGACAAGGCATTCCCCTTCCCGTCATTTGGTCCATTTTTCTTAAGGCGGAGAAGCTCAAGCTCGCAAAGATCGAAGCAGGCAAAACACGGGACGTTAACTGTGCGCCTCTTGCATTTCTTATTTTGTGCAGGATGTACATGGGTGACGCCCTTGCCCTCATCAATGCGGGTGCGAACGAGAACGAGTGTCTCATCAACGTTGACGCTGCGTCCTTCGCTGGATGGAACGGCCTTGCCCAGCGGCTCTCACGCCTTTCAGGCGGAAAGAACTGCGAAGCAGGCGACTATGCCGGCTACGACCACTGTCACTCCTTGCTCACCCTCAAGCTACCCCGAAGAGTTTTCCGGCTTTTGTATTCTGGAATCAGCGACGCAGAAAGCCGGGTCCTGGAAGCCATCTTCGACGTCGTGTCTGAACCCGAACTCGTTTTCGGGGACCGCGTTGAAAAACGGCAGGGAACCATGCCCTCAGGTTTCCTTGGGACCACTGTCACCAACTGTATCATCAACATGGGCAATTTTCGCTTCGCGTGGATGGCCCTTCATCGGTATGACCCTGAGTGTCTCCTGTCCTATGACAACCACATTGTTAGCGAGTTTTGCGGTGATGACAACATCTTCGAGGTTTCTGACCTCTACAAGGATGATTTCACCCCCTATCACCTCGCCGACGTGTTCAAGTCTATTGGATATGTGTACACCTCAGCTGACAAAACTGCTCCCAAACCAGAACTTTCACCCCTCACGAATCACACCATGCTTAAACGTGGCTTTCGATTCGACGAATCTCTCAACGGGTACGTCGGTCCACTTGACCTCACCCGCGTTCTTGAGATTCCGCTCTGGACCAAGACCAAGGCCTCTGACCAAATTGGAGCTGACAATTGCACGACTGCCCTCGGCGAGCTTTCTCTTCACGGAGAGGAAGTTTTCAACGAGTGGGCCCCTAAAATCGAGCAATTTGCAGCAGGCTTCTGGAACCCCCCGACCATGCACTACGAGACGGTGTTCAACGCAAAGGCAAAGGCCGATGTGTGGACAGCGTTCGAGTGAGTATCGAGTCGTCCGAAGACGCTATAAACTACTCCACCTTGAACAAGTGGCTGTGTATATAATTGTTCACCCAAAAACCAAAAACATGAATAACACGACCACAACACAAACCCCCGTCTCACTTTCAGAGGGTGAGACCAAAACTCAAGAAACCACGATCATTTCGAATGATGCCTCGGACCAAATCTATTCTCCTGGCACGTTCTCCGACGACCAACTGTTCAACGAGATCAATATCTCGGGAGTTAGAGATCTGAAAGCTCTTATTGAGCGTCCAGTCCGCCTTCAAGCGGGCAATTTCACTTCTTCTGACTCCACACGGCTTTACACGTCTGATCCTTTCGCAG